CCTGTCAATAATTTTGTTTTTATCAACAAAAGATTTTAGCGTAGGCGACCATATAATTGTTTTGTCATTGACAAGCTGATAAAAATCGTGGTCTGAAGAGACTATCACAATGTTCTTGTCTTTGAGCAAGTACTTGCAAAGATAACCTATTGCGTCATCTGCTTCTGCGCCAGACACATAAGTTTGACACACGGGTAAACAGGTAAGTATTGATATCAAAGTCTTTAATTGAAAATTTCTGTTTTGATATGTAGAAGGAATATCACTATCTTCATAGTATCTATTTAATTTTTGAGGTTTGGAGTTCCGCTTATACTCTTTATACAGACCTCTTTTTTTCTTAGAACCTTCTCCTTCCCAGATTACTACAACACCTTCAGGTTTGCATTTTTCAACTAATCGCATCATTGCATTAAAAAATCCTACAACGCCTCCAACGTGCTCTCCGTTTTCAGACATTGCAGGATTTGCTATGAAGTGCCTCGTAAACAAATTGAGGCCGTCAATAAGAATTATTCGATTCTTATACATCTACATCAAAGTCCATATCCAATTCGCTAGCAAGTGATTGAACTTCTTCATACGAGTCAGCGTCGATGTCGACACCTTCAATAGAACCGAGCTTTTTAAACATTGCAGACTCAGTCAAAATATCTACAGCTTCTTTCCAGTCATGACTTTCGACAATCTCATTAAAGTTAGCTTTGTAAAATTTCTTTTCTGCAACTACTTCACCTGTGTTTGTATCTGTCATGCTAATTGTTTTCCAAGCTCCTCCACCCTCGATCTTGTACATGATGTTATCCTTTATGACATCATTGTCCTTGCAGTGTTTTCTGAGAAGATCAAACAACTCTTCGTGCTCTACGATGCCTTTTCCAAAGTGAATTTGAAAGTGAACTTTTCTAAATGGTGGGGCAACTTTATTTTTGACAGTCTTTGCCCAAACGTTGATGCCGATCACATCATCTCCGTCTTTAATTGGTTGTCCAGCGCCTAGCTTAATCCTAATGGAAGAGTGAAAAGGAATGGCTTTGCCGCCAGGAGTTGTATCTGGATCTCCGTACATCACTCCAATCTTGGTTCTGATTTGATTAAGAATCACAAACAAGCTGTTAGTCTGGCCAATAATGCCTGTAATTTTTCGCATGCCTTTTGAAATTGCTCTTGCTTGCAGCCCTATGCTTTCTTTGTCGTAGTCGCCCATAAGTTCTGCTTTAGGAGAAGAAGCAGCTACCGAGTCCCAAATAACTGTGACTGGTACGTCTTTATCAAGCGCTTTTGCTTTCAATATTGTCTTTTCAGCAATTGAAAGAACTTCTTCAGTACAGTGTGTATCGACGTACACAAATCTTTTTGAAACATCAACGCCAAGCAATTGCAAGTTTTCAACTGAAGTTGCATTTTCTGTATCTATATAAACAACAATACCGCCCATAGACTGAGTGCTTCTAGCTATCTGCGTAGCTATGTGAGATTTTCCAATACTAGGTGGGCCGAATATTTCGACAATTCGCCCTTCTGGTAAACCTCCGTTAGGTTTATTTGCGCAAATCCAATCTAATTGTTTAGATCCGTTACTTATCCACCTCTTTACATGAGTCGGACTTTCATCGACAGCTAAATTGTAAGCAACTCTAGATCCTTGTTCTTTATTTAGCGACTTAATCAAGTCTTTGGTAAAATCATCGTTTTTAGACATTCAGTTCTCCTAATTTATACGATTATACAGAAAATTAGCAAATCTTACAAGCGTTGTCAAACTTAATTTAAAAAAAAGAAAGACACCTTTCGGTGTCTTTCAGTATAAATTTTTCTAAATTTTAGTCCATCAAGTCTGCAAAAGCGTCATCTAAACTTGAAAACTTTTCGCTCTTGTTAGACTCAGCCGAAGTATCATCGCTTGTTGATTCATTTGTGCTTGTTGGGTGTTCGGTTCCTTCACTCGACATAGTGTCATCATCACCATTGATCCACTTCTCAAGAATTCCTGAAATCTCGTCGTAAGACTTGAGCGTGTACAAGTCTTCTACTTTAGGAATATTTTCAAGCCACTCAGATGCTTGCTTTGACTTTGTAGAAAGCTTTGTCACTTTACCTCTAGGCATAACATCAGTCATGGCATACTTTTTACCAGGAGGTTTGGTGCAAACAACCTTAATATCGCGGCCTTCGAGGGGATCGGTAATATCACCGTAATCTTCATCAAGCATGATCGATAGAAGCTTTTGATACACGGTCTTTCCAAAGCCCCAAATCTTTACACCTTCATCTTCTTGTCCTCGGACAACAACTGCAGCATAAGTGCGCATGTTCGGGTAAAGCTTCTTAGCCATCTCGTAAGACTCAGGTGAGCCTTCTTCTCTAAGCTTTCCAATCAACTCCTGAACTGGATCTTTCTTTCCAAATTGGTACGGTGCCACCAGGCCGCGAGCGCCTGGAATATTGTAGTACCACTGTACTTCTTTAAAAGGCTGGCCATCGTTGTCAGGAAAAGAAATAAGCCTCACAGTGTGTTCTTCACCTTCAACAGGCTTCCAGGTTGAATTGCGGTTCTTGTTTGCGCCGCTAAGACGCTCAAGTTTACGTTTAATCGCGTCAAAATCTATTGCCATTGTTTTCTCCTTTAATTTTTAATGTGCAATGTTTAATGTGCAATGTTTAATTGCTTAAGCATTATACTAAAGGAGTGATGTTTGTACAAAATTTAATTATAAAGGCAGGTATTTACTAGCAGCCACACAAGTGATATCATTATTGCTAAATGATCCGCCAGATCTATTAATTAGAATATTGTCAACAGTCTGAGACCAAGTTTCTCCGCCATTAGTGCTCTCAAAAATGTCTCCACCCTCCGTCACTAACATCCAAGTATTTGAATCAGTAGTAATATCTTTTATTTTCGATCCGCTGTAAGTTGGATTAGCAAAGTTACTTGTAGTTGTTCCGCTAACGTTAATTCTTGCGATGGCTGCGACGTTAGCGGAAGTAATAACAACTCTTCCAAGCGCGGCAGCCAAACTGGCCCGATGATCAATGTTGTTGTCTTCTGCATCTTGAGATTCAACTGGTTTTGCAATCCCAAGATCAACTTCGGCGCTCCAGGTGGTTACATCTGTTTCTGCTGCTGATCTTAAAAACAGATTAGCCTCACCTGATTTCTGATATACGACTACCAGTGTTGAGTTAGTAAAAGCAACACCCATAACAGTAGCCATGGTGAAGGGCTCTGATTTAGCAAATGTTGCTCCGTCATTTGTACTGTAATAAAGCCTGTCTTGCTGGCCAAACGCCCATCGACCTGAGCCATTCCCAGCTATTGAAAAAATCCTAGCAGCATTTCGATTAGGAGCATCGCTGGTAGATAACTTAGACCACGCGTTAGCACCATCAGTGCTTCTCCAGACTTCACCCTGATTCGTACCTAACATCCAAACACCAGAAGTAGAACTAGTAGAGTCATTTGACCAAGCAATTGACTTAGAGCGACCGCCGGACCCAAAGCTCAAGTTGACAGTTGACCAAAGAGAACCGTCAGTTATGTCTGTACTACTAATCGTGATGTCTTTAGTAGTAGAAGCATTTGTCATTATGTAGATACCATTCCCACTGGCGTTTTTTCCGTAGGCAGCATCAAATGCAGTTGCATTACCAGACACTCGATCGTAGATTGTCCAAGATGTTCTATCGGAATTGGCTGCATAGCCAACATCACCAGATCCTGCTTCAAACCCAACAACAAAGTGCGATGCAGCTGAACCATCGCCTGAATAGGCTGATGAACTACCTGATATCACTAGGCTTCCTCTTAAATTTAACTGCCCTTTTAGAATTACACTCATTTGCTATTTTCCTCCAAAAGTTTTCCTTGCGTACTGTTTAAACGCATCTCTGTTTTTCTTGCTATAAGGAAATGCCTTGCCTCCAGATGTGGCACTTCTCTCACCTTTAGGTCCTTTTGTTGACATACCAAGCGGGAGCGTTCCGATTGCTATAGCTCCTCCTCCAGCTCCAGAAAACTCTGTTATGTCTTCTTCTTCTAGATCTTTTTCTGTCAATTCGTCGCCC